TGCTGCACATATTGCATGCAACACGGCTCAATAGCGATGATCCGGGGACTTTTGAGAGTTTTCGGGACAGTGACCACCCTAACGGGCTGTTCATCTGCCTCGGCAATGATCGATACCATTTCGAGCTCCTTCGAATCGACCGGAATACCAATAGGGTACCCGTTATCAATAAGAGGGAAATAAGGCTCGAGACGATCATGCCAACGCTGCCATACGAATTTCCGATTACCGGAAATTCGTTCCGCAGTGGCACCGGGACCGTGCTTGGGAATACAGTCGGAAGCTGAAAAATCAGCAACCAAACTGTCCCAGAGCACAGAAGAAACAGCGAGAAAATCGCTATACTCTTCTTTCGGTACTGAAAACTCATCAAAGGACTGCTCGATTTCAACGAACGAGTCAAGCGCGGCCTGCACCCTTTTTGGGGTACAGTCCAATTCCAACTTTTTGAATGTAAGGCAAAGCTGCCGTACAGATTCAACAACAGTAGGAATATCGCTTGATACTCCTCTAAGTTCTTTAGGGGAATCTTCATTGTAAATCACCTTTCCGGTCTCAATGTCAAAGATTTGACTGGTCATACCTATCAAAAATGATGGGATTGGCCCAGACTTAAACTTGGCAAAGCCAAGAAAATCTGTGGAGTCAACAAATCCGCGGGCCAGACTTCTTTCGAAGTTCTGACAAAAGCGGGGAAGTGTTATCGTTAAAAACGAAACACCTTCATCTTTGACTCGTGATCTCATAGTTTCGAGATCACGTAAATCCGAGACATCAGCGGTACACTTGATGCAAGCGTCTCTATAGATCGCTTCCATCAACTCTAGATAGTCACTTACGTTGCTTTTCAAGCTGCCTCCATATCTGGGGGTCGGCTTCAAGCCGCGTATATCTACCTACTGACGTCATTTGCATGACGCCAGCCTAAGTGGCATCACACACCGTTAATGCCAATCGACATTAACTTCGTTTCTCAGTTACCTTTGAACCTGGGTAGGAAGCAATGGAAACATTGCCAACTCCTTCCTCAGATTGCACGAAAATCGCGGCGGGCTCCTCATCGGCGCCCGTGCGAAGAACGGCCCCCAGAATTACGGGTAGTGATACCCCTAAAATCTGGAGCAAGGTATCCCTCCAAGACGTCTTTTGACGAACTGGCGGTTTTGGTTTTTCAGGCATAAACCTGATTCTCCTTTCTGTGAAATAAGGTTGAGGTTGAAGGTCAATTTCTGAGCCGTTATAGTGAATTTTCACTATTAGGACTCTTGACCAAACAACTTGTCGACGGCGGTGTTGTCTAACCAGGTTTTGAACCCGGTTACAAGCTGTTCACACTGTGTCATGGTAAACCCGTAATCGGGTCTATCAAGCACAACGTAGAAGCTCAAGGTCTCGTAGTCGTTAACAGCTGTTAACGGATCCGCGACCACAGCTCGCTGGTCTATCCGAACCATAGATCGCACCCGGCCTTTACCAGGCTGGTGCGAAATGGTAAAAATCCAATTTCCATCGGATTTTTGGTAGATCGTTTTCAATCCGCTCGAGGAAACTCGAGGCATAGATTGAGCGACAGCATTGACAGTGACCACTTGTGGGTCGGTAAACATATCGGTTGACCTCCAAAGTTATACGGAAGTTAATCCTATGCCCGGACCATCCTTTTCCAAGGGACCATCCTTTGTTAAAGGGCAAGGTAGATTGATTAGCTGGACTCGAACACTACCTTGATCGGGTAATGCCGAGGGCCCCAGCAATCGCTATCTGCCTGGGAGTTAAATTTTCCCAGGACAGGCTAAAACCGTAAGGACCGGCTCCTTCTTGACGCTGTTTCGACTCGATTACTCGAGTAAATTCGAGCGTCTTCATCCCCGCTATGAAAGGAAGAACTTGAATGAACTTCCGACTCACAGTACGGCGATGCATTACGTAGAAGTAGTCGCAGACCAAGCTGTCAACTGCGATGTCAGTCAGGTAATCAATATGATCACCTAGATTTGACACCCAATCGACAGCCCATGTCCAAGGAGTAGCTTTGTAGATATTCGAAGGACTCGGACGAAGGCCGTAAAGCGTCAATTGACGCATTGCGACATTCCACGCGGATAGATAATCCGGCGAGTCATGATCGAATTCAGGGCGATAGTAACGGAACCTACCTACAGCATATGTGGAGTTCTCTTCGATCTCCAAACACTGCCACGTCGGTACTCCGCTAAAGTAGTCGTTAACTAATCCAGGCCCGAGGGAAACCCCGGTTCCGGACGAGATAACTCTCACTTTGCTTTCGCTCCCAAGGGTGACGCGCTTCCTTACTGATCTACCGTTCTCCCTCTCAATTCGAGAGTTAAGAGCGTGAGAATTCTGAATTACGTTATCAAATTTACGTAAGTCAGACAGAAAGGGGCTCCAGCCGAACTGGTGGTTAAGGAACTGGTCAGCAAGCTTTTTTGGTTGCATGACGTTAGATATCTGAGACCCACCCATCGTCTTCCATATGTCATGGAAGCCTTTGGCGGTGGTCTTCAGCATCTTCGGTACGTCGCGGATTTCTGCCGCGAAAACGAACCCAGAAGCCTTTTCCAAATGGGGTTTTGCTAATGAATACCCCTTGTCACCCATGCCAGTCATATCGGGAAAGAACGACGAGTTTGCAGCGAGGCAGATCGAAAGATCCCCGATCGCAAGATCGGTGCCAAACTGCTCTGTCGACGGAGGTCCAAAACCTCCAACGTATCGTTGTAACGAATCGTTACGAACATACGTCCCTCTTCCGAATACCCCTCTGTAAGGGGTACAGTACTCGATTTTCAAGGTACGAAAAGCACCTCCAGTAACAAAAGGCGGGCCACCATGGATATTATCCATAGTCAACTTCGCCTCGCTGTATGGTGCATCGAAAGTGTAATACTGTGGATTAATTTCCACAGGACTCCAACTTCGGAATTTTCCTCCACTCGTTACAGCTGGGTTATAAAAACCCATCTTTAACTGTCCCCCTTTGGGGATGGGAGTAATCCTCCGCCTTGTACGAGTAAATACTGAGACTGTCATAGAAACTCCTTCCTTACGAAACGAACATCATGTTCTTGCGAACTTATGCACTGCATAGATGTTCGCGCTTGTAGAGAGTACCATCG